TCAGGGGGCGGCGGCGGCCAGCGCAGCGGCGGCCCGCAGGCGTGCGCAAAGGTCGATGCGCAGCGCCCGCGCGGCGGCCAGTTGACCCTCCGCGACGCCAGCCGCCAGCGCGTCGGCGGCACCCGTGGCCTGCACCGCATCCATGCCGGCGCACAGGTCAAGGGCGGCCGCGGCCACCCCCGCCGCATCGCCCGCGGCGATTGCGTCGCGGGCGTCTCGAATGGGCGTGCAGGCGGCCAGCAGGGCGGCGACGCCGGCCGCGGAAAACATCATCGCTTTGGTCATGATTCAAACCTCCCATCAAGGGCCGCGCAATCCGCCGCGCAGGCCCAGCGGCGCGCCGCATGGCGCAAGACTTCGCGGGCGGCCGCCGCGCCGTCATCTTCCGCAGCATTCAGAACGGCCACGTCAGCCTCGACGCCGGCTTCCGAAATGTGGCCGCCCACATCGTCGCCCCTCGGGCCCACGATGCGCACCACGAAGCCGCCGAGGGCGCGAATGGCGGCCGCCTCGTTCTCGAACCGCACCGAATCGTTGACGACGCCGCGGCCCGCAGACACATGCGCCCGCGCCCGGCGGTCCCAGGCGCCCACCCAAAGGTCGGGCGTCATCTGTTCGCGGCCCCATTCGGTCCCGAGCCGCTGCATCGCCTCCGTGGGGGTCCGCCCCCCCAAAAGCGGATCGGGCGCGCGCTTCAAGTCGCCGTCAATCCTGCGCGCAATCTCCGCCGGCGGAATGCTGCATTGCGCGTAGAACGCTGCCAGCATCGCCTTTAAGGGCACGCCGGTTCCGTCAACGACAATGCCGCCGCGCGCCCGCTGGATCGCGCGCGCCACGGTTGACTTTCCGACCCCGGCGACACCCGCCAGGCCGATGATGAACGACGCCGGCCAAAGGGCCGGCGGGTGCTGCGAGTCCGACATAGGGGCCTCATGTGCCATGTGAATGGAAGGAACCAGGCGGGCCGCTACTCGCCCCGCCACTTCGCGCCCCGCATCGTCACAAGGGCGCGCTTGCCGTTGTCATAGGTCAAGGCGTGGGTGTGCGACCAATTCGAGGGGCCGCGATTATAGCCCATGCACAATTCACAACTGACCCCCACCTGGTAGCAGCCGGCCACGATGTTGGCGCCGTGCGAATGCCCAATGGTGGATCGGCGGCCGATGCGCGCCAGCGCCGCAGCCGACCCGCGCGCGCCGTTCGGCCCTAGGTCGCCGTGGTGCGCGTGGTCGATTCCGGCGATTGTCAGCGGCTCATCGCGCCGAAGGAAGCGCACGGGCGGGCCGCCGGCCCTGGCGATTGCCCAGGCCACAAGGTCGAATTCCCGCCCGTCTCGTATCGCCTCAACCTTCGCCAAGGCCGCGGCAAGATAGAAATGCGCATTCACAGGATCGGCGCGCCAGTCCGACTCCCTCACCCATCGGTCAAGGTGTTCATCGTGATTCGACTTCACAACGAAGGTTTCAGCCCACGGCCGCACCATGCGCCGCAATTCAGCGGCGGTAGCCTCAACCTCGGATTCAACCGATTCGCGCCCGGCGAAATGAAGCGCAAGGCGCTCCTCCAGCGCCAGATGGTGCGAACGCCGGCCCATATTGAACACGTCATGCAACACCTGGGCGCGAGGGCGCAGAACGTCCACCATGCCGCCGGCGCCCCACACCGCGCCCGCCACCACCTGGTCGATGCGCTCGCCGTGTATGTCGCCGGGTGTGAACACCGCGACCCGGTGGCCGCGGGTGACGCGGCCGCCCTCCACGCGCGCGTCAAGGTCATGGATGACGCCCGCCCGGTCCGCGTTCACCTGGCGCACGAACCAGTCGCCCGCGGCGTCAACTTCAACCATCAAGCCGGAATAAGCGTGATGAAATTCGGCCTTCAAGCCCGCCTTGCGCTTGATGTAGTTTGCGAGGGTGGCCGCCCCGGTGGTGTAATTGATTTTCACCGGGTCGGGCTTCGCGGTGGCGATGGATCGCAGCGCAAGATGCGTATGCGGGAAGATGCAGGAGTCCACGCCGGTGAAGCTATCCAAGCCCGAAAGAGGGTTGGCGGCGGTCGGAAGGGCGTTCATGTCACCCGCCCACATCAGGCCAGGGGCCAGCCGCACCCGCTCGTCGCAGATATAGGGCGCGAACTCGGGCGCATACCAAAGATCGCCCTGCGCCGCGCCGTCATCCTTTTCCTGCGCCACCTGCTGCCGGGTGTGATTGTATCGGATGCGGCCCAGCATCACCCGCGCGCCGGTTTCCTCGGCCAGCGCCAACAGATTGGCCCAAAACTCGCGATGCGGCGCGGTGTTGTTTTGAACCGCCGAAAGCAGATAACGCGCCACGCCCCGCTCGGGCACGGGAAAGACCACCTCGCGCGTTGCGTCAACTTCCCCGTGCGGCGTTATTCCGTAACGATCCGCGGCCCGCAGGCGGCGCTGAACGGCCGCGCGAGTCATGCCAACGGCCCGCGCGGCGGCGGCGATGCTGCCCGCCGCCGCAACCGCCTGAACGGCCTCCCGCGCTTCCTGCGGCGTGATGGGCGCGCGCGCGCCGCGCGCGGTCATCGCCGCCCCCGCAAAATCAATGCGAACAGCGGCGACAGCGCCCACGCGGCGAAGCGCACCAGCAGAACAACGCCAGACGCCAGCGCCAGCGCGTCGGCGGCGGTGACGTAAACGGGCAGGCCGCCCCACTCGAACGCCGCCACCGATTGCTCAACGAAGCGCGCCGCCAGCCCCGCGCCGGGGTTGCCGATTTCGCCGGAAATGGCGCCGGCCCAGCGGTCCACCCCGGCCGCCGTCGCCATGGTGGCGAAAAGCCCCGCGTCGATCCGGTCAAGGGGTCCGCGCGTCACGAGTCCGCCCTCGGCGCCGCGTATCCGTCGCGGATGTTGGGAAGGCGGGCCGCCTCAAGGTGCGCCGCGAAAAGCCGCCGGAACCACCCCAGGCCAAAGCGCACGATGTGCGGCAAGCCCGAATAATGAAGCGCCCGCCTGGCGGCCACGTCGCGCAAGAACGAATCGGGGCGCAAGCGCGCCTCCCGCTCGATGGCGGCCAATGTGACAGGCCCCACGATTCCGTCAGCCGCGACGCCGGCGGCGGCCTGCACAATTCGCGCCGCGCGGCGCGGCCCCTGATTGACGGCCGAGTCGAACACCAGCAGGGCCACAGCCGGGGGCATGTCGCCACAGCGGCAAGCATTCCAATATGCCGCCCGGTAAAAGGCGCGCGCCTCCGCGCGGGTCATGGCGGCCAGGTCGCGGCGATCCACGCGGCCGTCGCCGGTTACGTCAAGGGCCGCGGCCGCGAGGGCGCGCAGGGTGACGCCCCATTTCGTGAGGCCCCCAGGGTCGCGCGGATCGTCAGACCAACCGCCCTCCCACCTTTCGACAAAGGCCATTGCGCGTTCAAACATGCCAACCTCCACGGGCAACACGGAAAACGAAAAGGCCCCGCGCGCGAATGCCGGGGCCTTTGATGCTGTTTTGCAGCGGTCGGGGCGCGGCGCCCCCCTATGGTTCACGCGCCGGCGGTGAACACAGCGCGGCGGGTTTCGCCCGTCAGGCCCGCGGCGGGGTTGGTGTCGATCCTGCGGCGGGTGGTCACTTGGAAGGTGTAGAGCGCGCCGGGGGTCAGGCCCGACAGGTTCGCAACGCCCGAATAATTGGCCCCGTGGTCAGCCTGCTGGCCCCACAGCACCGGCCGGAACGCGCCCGCCTCGATGTCCTCGGGCCGGTGGAAGAACACGTCGCCCTCGAACACCGCCCAGGTGTCGGTCCCAGGCGCCGTGGCGCCCCACGTCGCCGTCGCGGCGCCCGCGCCAGCGGAAGCCACCGCCAGGTCGGGCGCAATCTTGGTTCCGCCGCCTCGGGTCAGCTTGTGGACGGCCGAAGGCGCCCCCACGGGCGCGCCGGCTTCAATCTCCGAAAGGATGAAGTAGGCGTCTTGAACCGTATTTGCCGCGAAGGTGCCCGACCCCGTGAACGCGCTGAAATCCCCGGCCGCCAAAAGGTCCAGGGTGAAGTCAGACACCTTGCCGGGCACGCTGGCCGCCGCCAGCAGGTCGGCGGCGGAAGGGGGCGCACTGCCCGCATCCAAGACCATGCCGAAAACGCGCCCGCCAACGCTGGCGTGGCCCGAAACCTCCATTTGCGACCCGGTGTCATCGGTGAACATGGGGGGCAACAGGAAGGCCGGGCGAAAGCCGCTGAACGGGTGCGACACCACCAGCCCGTCGCCGGGGCGGCCGTGCGCGTCGCGAATCCACGCGAATGCGCGCCGGCCAATGTCGCCCTGCGCGGCGCCATCATAGTGGGTGTCGGCGTCCGCCGTCCCCCACGCCCCACCGCCGGAAATCAGCGTTGCGTTTGGAATCTCGGCGGCGGCGGCGGCCAACTGCCCGTTAACCGCGGCCCGATCCGCGCCGTTCTCGAATACCTCGACAAGCGCCACCGGGAAGTCGCAGCCCAGCAGCGCGCGCACCTGCCGCACGTATTCCTGGAGCCGGCCAGACATGGACTCGCCCATTTTCGCGCCGCCGCCGGGGTGGTCAAGGTTGGCGTCGGCCTCTCCGATGACCACCACCGCCCCCTGGATCAGAACAGACTTTCCGGCGGCCGCCAGCCCCGCCAGGTTGACTCCTGCGGTGGTCTGGATCGCGCCGAGCGAATAGGCCGTTTCCCGCCCGCCGTGGCGGAATGCGTCCACTTCGGTGCCGCCAAGCGTCGCCTTCAGCACGTAAAGCCGGGGGTCGGCGTCGTCGCGCCATTTGCGGGCCGCCGGCGCGCCCAGCACGTGACGCACCAGGCCAACCTCGGGGCCGAAAGATGGCGTCGCGTCCGGGATTCCCCAAACGCCCCCGCTCCACATCTTGGCCGCGGTGCGCGGCTCGCCGGCGCCGGGGGTCGCGAGGCCGCGCCGGCTGAACTGGCCGCCCGTGGCGCTGGCCGGAACGTCCGCAGGGGTGAAGCGCGCCCATTCGTGAATCATGCGCTCCCCTGCCGCCAGCGCAGGCACGGCCGCCGCCGGGTCGGCCTTGGCGGGGTCTTGCTCATAGGGCGCCCATCCCGATGCGTTGGACTGCCCCAGGATCAGCCACACCGCCACCGCGTCGGCGGGCCAGTCGGGCGGGGGCGTAAACACCTGCGCGGCGCCAAGGTAGGCGGGGGCGGGCAGGGCCACGGGATCGCTGCCGAAAAAAAGCGCCATCAGATCACCCGTTCACAATGTAAAGGGTTGCCGCGTCGGGCGCTGCAAGCGCGTCATATTCGGCCTGGGTCAGCGTCACGATGCGGGCCACGTCCGCCGACGCCACGAACGGCCCCGCGGCGTCGCCGGCGCCGTCATTCATCAGGTCAGACGTGGCGCCGGGAACCGATGCCGCCATCGCGAAGGAGTCGGCGGCGTCGGTCAGAAGGTCAATCAGGTCTTGCCCAGACGTGCCGCCCTGGCCGGTCGTGTCCACCTTGGCCGCAACCTGATTCAGAAAATCGGCCCTTGTTCTTTCGGTCATGTCAGGCTCCTGCGCTGGCGCCAAAGTCGGCGCTGAAATCGGCGTTGAAGTCGGAAGGGGTGGGCGTGGGCGTCGCCGGCGGGGCGGCGTATTCATCCTCCGGGAACACCGCCGAATCCGTGATGGTGCGCAGCACGGTGCGCAGGTGGGCGGGGGTGATGGCGCCCTCCTCGTTATCCGGGATCAGGTTTGCAATTTGCGCCAATGTCGCGGCGCGGGTTTGCGCGGGCATGGCCGCCTCCTAGTCGAATGCCTCGGAATAGCCTTCATCGAAGGCGCCGCCGGGAACGTGCGGGGGCGCCTGGTCGGTGACGAACTGCACAAGAAACCGCGCTTCAACGGTGCCCACGCGGCGCTCGCCGCGCCCCACCGAAACCTCGAAGCCGGCGGGGTCAACGTATTGCGCCAACCCGCCAAGCCGGGCGGGCGGCGCCGCCAAAACATCCGCCAGCCCGCAAGCCAGAGACGACAGCCGCGACTCCATATCGCCGCGGCCGGCCACTTGCGCGGCCACGGTGATTTCATCCTGGACGATATACGCGCCGGGGGCGTTCATCGCGCGCGGCTCGCGCTCGCGTTCCGCCGCCGCCACCCAGAAGGCGGGCAGCCGGTCCGCGGCGGCGGCTTCTGGCTCCTCGGTGCGGTCCACCGCGTCGGGCCACGCCACAGCGATGCGCGCGCGCACCGCGTCGAGAATCAACTTGCGCTTGCCGCCGGCCATCAGGGCGCCGCCGGAATGATGAGCGACACCGACAAGCCCAGCCTGCCGCCGGTGAATGTCCCGCCGTTTGCCGTCGCCACCACATCGGCCGGCGCATAGGTCGCAAACGGGCCGACCACCCCGACATTGGCCGCGCCCAGCGATGTGCCCAGGGCGCCGCCGAACCTGCTAGGGTCCGATCCGTCGCCCAAGTCATACGACGCGGCGCCGGTCACTTCCTCAAGCACCCAACACGTGACGCCCAGCACGATGGCGCGCGGCGGAATCAGCCCGGCCGCGGCGGCGCTGGCCCCGGCCAGGTCCAGCGCGCCGTCGCGGATCGCCAGCCCCAGCGAAGAGCCGCTAGCGCCGGCCACCGATCCGGGCGCCCATACGCCGCCGCCCACATGGACTCGGTGCGCGCCCTCATCCAGCACAAGCAGCCGGTGCCCGGTCGGCGCGGGTCCGCCGAACCACCCGCCGCCCAGATACACCGCAACATCGCCGGGGGCGAGACTCGCGCCCTCGGGCGTGACGAATGCGCCGCCGGGCGGAACGATCCACGCCGCCCCCTCGGCCGGCGCCGCCGGCGAGGGGTCGGTGGCGCTGACCACGGAAGCGCCGGCCATGGCGGCCAGCATGTCCATGGCCTCGTTGTGGGTGACGTGCTTTTGCGCCTGGTCGGCGGCGATATAGGGAACCCCAAAAAATGGCGTTGCCATGCCAGCCTCCTTTTAAATGTTGATGGTCATGCGGGCGGGAACGCCAGGCCCGAACGTCTCGGACACCTGCGCCACGCGCACCTCGGCGGGGCCGGTCAGGCCGTCCGCCGCCTGCATGGCCGCGGAATAGGTCCAGCCCGACACATCGGCGCCGGCTATCTCGGCCACCCGCGCCGGGTCGTCCGCCGGGCCAATCTCGACCCGCCAGGCCAGGGATGACTCGCCAAGCGGCGAGTCGCCCACATCGGGCCAGCGGTCCCCCTCGATTCGCGTGCGCCGCGTCCATGTCAGGATCACATCGCCGCCCGCATATGCAGCGCGCAGATGGACAGGCGAAAACGGCCGCCGGCCGAGGCCCGCGAACGCATGTGATGCGGTGCGGAACGAAGCATCATCTTGGGCGACGCCGGCCGGGCCGTATTTCCACCACCACGCCCGGCCCACATCCTGCGGCGACATGGCAACAGGGGCCACCGCGGCGTCGAGGGCCACCACGGAAGCGCCGGGCGGAAGCGGCGCCGCCGCGCGCACGGATTCGGTGCCGCGCTGCCCGCGCAGCAGCCCGGAAAGGCGCCACGTGTCGGGGCCGACAAGATCGGCCGCGCGGAATTGCACCACCTCCCACCCGGCCGGATGCTTCACCGCCAGCGCGTTGGCGCCGTTCAGAACGTCCACGCGCGGGCGGGTGACAAGGCCCCCCGAGAACATGCGAACATCAACGGACTCACCGCTCCAAGCCCACAGGCGGCCCGGCTCAAGCGGCGTCGCCGTTTCACCCATCGCCGCCCGAAGCCCCAAAACCGCATTGGATTGGTAGCCCGTGAATTCGTCGGGGCTTCGCAGCAGCACCGCGCCCCCAGGCCATGGGTCGGCGTGGGCGGCCACATATCCCCGCCAATCAGGCGCCGCCTGGTCCGCCAACAAGGGCAAGTCGAGAAACTCCATCAGGATGCTGCGCGAACGCGGGCGCAACGCCACGGGCGCGCCGCGCCGCACGGCCCGGCCGCGGTTGATGGCGGCGGCGTCGAAGTCCACGCCAACCACGGCGCGGGCCGCCCCTTCGGTGACGGACTCAACAATCAGAGTCCGGCGGTCGCCGCTGGGCAATAGAACGTCAATCAACCGCCCAGGGCGAACGCCAAAGGCCGATGGCGGCAGGGCAAACGCGATGCGCTCGCGCGCCCCGGCCGCCTTGCGCAGCCACGATTCCACGGCCGGAAGGGCCAATTCCTGGTCCAGCACAAGCGGCGTTTCAGCCACCGCCAAACCCACCTCCGGGCCTTCCTCGATCGCGGCGCGCACCGCTGCGGATTCATAGTCGCCCAGGCCGTTGACATAGCGCAGCACCGCGGCGCCCGGCGCATCAGCCAGAGCGCGGCGGGTGGCCGTGAAGCGCGGCGCGCCCTCGGCGTCCACCATGTCGTCGGCCCGCACCAGCCCCGCGGGCGGCGCCGCAATTCTCGCGCGCACGGTCAGCGCGCCGAAATCCTCGAACGCATCCAGCGCCAACAACAACTCCAAGGGCTGGAACCACTCGCGGAAGCTGACGGCCTCGCGCGTGGCGTAGCCATCAACCTGCCCGTGCGCGTCGGCCAGGTTCAGGTCGTCCGCGCCAAACCCGTGAAGCGCCAGCCGGCGGGCGATGGCCTCGCGCGCCGGCGCCGCCCCGGCCCGGCCGTTCAGCCAATGCCCCAGCGACCAATCCGGCCCATCTGCCCACACCGAGTCTTGCGTGGGAAATTCGGGCCAAGGCCGCGCATCCCAAGCCCAAATCAGAATGCCGGCCGGGTCAACAACGCCCGCCCCGTGCTCGCCCCACCATTCCAGCGCGGCGCGCAGGAACTGACGTTGCGCGAAGTCATCGCGCGCGCCGCTGGAATGGTGCGGATAAGCGCCCTCCGATGAATTCGCAGAAAAGAACGCATTGGGCTGATTTGCCGCCTTGTCCACCGCAGGGGCGCCCAACTCGGTGAACCATACGGGTTTCGCCCCCGGCGCCCAAGCGGTCGGCGCGGCGTCGCGAACCCCGCCTGGGCGGTTGTGGTGCGCCGCCCCGTGCCAGCCCCGAATGTCCTTTTGACGATACACCCAATGCTCGCCGTGCGCGCCATCATTGATTGGCGTTCTCACCTGCGCGGCCCGGTCGGCCTCCGTGGCATAATACCAATCGAAGAACTCGCCGCCCTCAACCTGCGATTTCAGGTAATCCAATGAATATTGCGACGTGTGCCCCTTGTCCGCGTCATAATCAAGGTGGGCCGTCCCCTCGCGCCAGTCAGCCAGGGGCAAGTAATTGTCAATTCCGACAAAATCGACATGCGGCGACGCCCAAAGCGAGTCCATGTTGAACCACACATCGCCGCCCTGCCGGTGGGAATGGTATTCCGACCAATCCGCCGCATATGACACCAGCGCGGCGGGCAGAACGGCCTTCACATCCCGCGCCAGGTCGGACAACACGTCAACGAACGGGTAAACGCCCGGCGCGTCGGTGGCCTGGGTCATGCCGACCATTTCAGACCCCACCAGCATGGCGTCGATGCCCCCCGCCGCCGCCGCCAGGTGGGCAAGGTGCAGGATGAAGCGGCGATAACCCCATTCCGCCGGCCCTGCATAGGAAACGGCGCCGCCCGCAATGCTGAAATCAGACACCGCGGCGGAGCCGGCGAAGGCGGCCACCTCATCGGCCACGGCCGCGGCGGGGTCGGGCGCGATCCTGCCGCGCCAAGGATACGCGCCCTGCTCGCCCCCCCACGGGCTGGGCTTGCCGGTGCCGGGCGGAATGTCCATCATAATGAACGGATAAAGAACCACCCGCTTGCCGCGGCCGCGCAGATGCTTGATTGCCTCAATCACGCTCGAATCTGCCGGCGATGATCCGAATGCGGGCCGCCCCCCAGACTGCGAGACGACGCGCGCCGCCGCGCGGTCCAATCCGCCGGCCGACCATGCCGCGGGCGCCGTATCCTTGACGCCAACCTCCACGCGCGGCGCGATTTCGCAAAGCCCTGCCCGCAGGTCGTCCCCGAACCAGGCCACCACCAGGGCCACGGTGTCGGCGTTGGGCAGAACTTCCTCCATCATGTCAACGGACAACGACAGGTCGGAAATTCCTTCATGCCGGTGCGCGTTCTCCGGGCGCTCGGAAACAATCTTTCCGGCCGCGTTGCGCGCCACCTGGGTGATGACTTCGGGGTGATAGCCCCATTCCGTGGTGCCCGGAATCAAATCCACGCCCCGCACCAGCGACTCCAGATCGCCCGAGAACCCGAACACCTCGAATGTGATTTGCGGAATCCTGCGTCCGAACTGCGCAAGGGGCATGCGCTCAAAAACCACGTATGCGGTGCCGCGATAGGCGGGCGCCGCGCCGTCCTTTTCCTCCAGCAGCCGGTCGGGCTGCTGCGCATCGCCGCCGTGGTAGAAGCGCACCACAAGGCCGCTAATGTCCAAGGGCTTGCCGTCAGCCCACAGGCGGCCGAAATGCGCCACCGGCCCCTCGGCCACGGCCACCGCGAAGCTGGCAAAATAGGTGTAATCGGTCGACTCGACTTCCTGCCCGCCGCCGCCCTTGCCCCCCACCTCCTGGGTGGTGGTGGTCGCCACTTCCTCGATGCGAGTCGCCCAGATGACGCGGCCCGCGACGCGGGCGCGCCCCTCGACGCGGGGCAGCGCGACGCCCTCCTGGGCCACCATCACGTCAAGCGATTGCATTCGCGGCCCGGCCACGCGCTGCGATGCAGAAGAACCGCCCAGCAGCAGCGAGTCCACGTATTGCCCAGCCACAGCGCCGAGGGCCTGCCCAATCGCAGCCGCCCCGACGCCCAGAACCGCGCCCCCGATGCCGCCGCCAATGGCCGCGCCGGCGGCCGCCAATGCCAGAGTCGCCATTTTGAACCCCCCGCGTGCAGGTGTCAGATGATGCCCGCCCGGCGCCGCGCCAGGCGCCTATCAGGTCTAGAAAAAGAGAATTCGACGCCCGGTCTTTCAACTTGCAATTCGTGTCATATGATGCGAAAAGGGGCGCGAAAGTTGATTGCATTTGCACAAAATGGAAGGGAACGGACATGCGCCCAGAAGCCCAACGCGAAGTCTTGGCCCACGCCGCGCGCGTGATCGCCGCGCGAACGCCGGCGGATGCCCGCTTGGCAATCTCGGCGCTCGATTCCGCCGTGGCCGCCATGTGCGATGCCGCCATCACATTGCTGGCCGCCCGCATCGCGTCCAGCCCGCGGCCCGCCCCCGCCGAATGCGTCGCCATGTCGGCCGCGGCGGATGTGTTCACGGCCCGCCATGGAGTCACCCGCGAAGAATTCCACGCCCGCCTTGCGGCGGGGCCGGGCGGGGGGCGCTGACATGGACCAAAAGCCCCTTTCGGCGCAGGAATACGCCAACGCGCGGCGGGCGGTGGAGGCCCGCATCGCGCTTCACAAGGCGCGCTTTGAAGCGGCCGCGGCCCGCGGCGATTTTGAAACGATGCGCAAGGCCGGCGGCACGCTTTACCGCCTGCGGCGCGCGCTCGCGCGGCTCGGGTAGCCGCGGCGCCACGATGGGGGGCGGATGCAATGGCAAGATTCGACTACGGGAACGAAAGACAGCCCGGCCGCCTCGACGCCATCCTGGCAAAGGTGGATCGCTCGCCCGTCTTCCACGCGGCGCTCGCCGCAGGCGCGGCGTGGTGGTGGGTTGACTACGCCCTCCAGATCGCCGCCGCGTTCGGCTGACGCCGCGGCACGGCGCCCCCTATAGCGCCGGGAAGCGCACCGGGAAGCGCGCGCAAAATGCGATTCTTCCGCGCCATGCCGCAAGCGTCACCTCGACCACCCCGACCCCCTCAGCCGCATGGACGACGCGCCCCGCGTCGGTCAGGATGCCGCAATGGGCAACCCGCGCACCGCCCATCCGAAAGGCCACAACATCGCCGGGGCGGGCCTCGGCCGGCTTCAACTCGATCAAATGCCGCCGGGCGGCGTCCAGAAGCGGCGCGCCGGGCGCCGCGGCCCAATCTGCTCGCCATCCATGCGGCGCCGGAACGTGTCGCCCCGTCACGTCGCGCAGAACGCCGCGCACCAGGCCGACGCAATCGCAGCCGACGCCGCGCAGGGCGGCGCCCGCGCGGTAGGGCGTCCCGATCCACGCCCGCGCCGCCGCCACCGGGTCGATGTCACCCCCAGCCATGCCAAGCCCCCCGCTTCATTGCATCGTCTCCCCATACACCTGCGGCGGCGGCGCCGGCTGCGGGTTGCCGGTTTCGCCATCCTGTCCGGCGGCGCCGGGTTCCGCAAACGCAACTGCGAACTGTTCGGATGGCACATGCGGGAAGCCGCGGAAATTGGCCCCGTTGGAAAACTTGACCACGCAAGAATCCCAGCTTTTCGGGCAGCCCGCGCGCACCTCGAAGGTGTCGCCAACCTGGGGCGCGTAGGGCGGCGCGCGCCACAGATGCAGCACGCCCGCGCCGGCGCCGCGGGAATGCAGCCGCACCACGGAGGAAGCGCCCGCATTGGCGCCGCCCGTCCAGATCAGCGCGCCGCGGTCGAAAAAGCCCGCTTCGGCGTCCTGGATTTCGGCCGCCTCGATGGTCAGGCCGGCGGCAGAGGCCACCACCCCCGTGCGCATGAACGGCGCGCCGGTCACGTCCACGCCGCAGCGGCCATCGCCCAGGCTGGCGTCGCAAAGATTGGTAATGTGGCGCCCGGCCTTGGTGTCGAGGGCCGACGCGCGGGAACGCAATTCCCCCCGAAACGTCGCGTCGGTGCGCTCGACTTCGCCCATGACGTATTCGGCCAGCGTGGCCCGCGCGGCGGGGTCGGTCCAGTCAACATCGAACACGGAAACCTCGGCGCCGTCATAGAGGCCCCGCAGAAGGTCGGACTCGGTGATGGCGTCGGACGACAGGGCGCCGGCGATTTCCTGGTCATCGGCCGAAAGGCCGAGGGTGGCGGCGGCGTCGGACGCGACAAGGGCGGCGCCAGGCTCGTAGTCCACGCCGCCGAAGGTCAAGGGGCGGTCATGGTCGGTGAACCCAAGAACGGCGCCGTCGCGGCGCGTCACCCGCCAGCAGCGCGCGCGGGTGGTGGCGCCCGTCGCCAGGCCCGCAAGATATGATTCCGGCGGCGTCGTCATTCCGCAACCTCCACAAGCGCAATGTCTGGAAGCGACCCGCTGCCGGCGCCGCCATCTTGGAAAAACCCCAGGTCAACGTCCAGTCGGTCGGCGTCGAACCGCACGGGAACGTCGAATTCAAACCCCGCCGCCACCGATACGCCGGCGGCAGGGGCGGCCGCGAACGTCACCAGGCCGGTGACGTGATCCACGGACCACCCGCCCCCCTGCGGCACCCCATCCAATGACACCTGGACGGTGCCAGGGGCGGGCTTGGTCACGTCGCGCCAATAGGCGTTGACGGCGCCATATCGCAGGCGCAACTGAAATTCCGTGCGCGCGCCGTCGCCGTCGCCCAGCCATTGGTCGGCGGCGCCGATTGGCGCGCCGGGCGGGGCGCTGCGATAGTCCGACCAATCGCGAAAGCGGAAGCTATGCAGGCGCCCGCGGGCCTCCTCGAAAAGCGCCAGAACCGCCGCCAGGTCGGCGGCGGATCGCAGGCCAAGGCCCACCTGATAGGTGCGCCGCGAGTCGGCCCATCGGCTGTTGCGCTCTTCATATCCAGAGCCAACGGACACCACATCGGTGCGCCGGCCAGGCCCACCCGTCGAGCCGGCGGCAATGTCGCGCGGAAACTGCACATCAAGAAACGCCATTCCGCGCGCCCCCCTGCACTTCGGCGGCGTCGGCCAGAACGCCGGCCGCCATTTCAAGGGCCGCAACGCGGGCGGCGGCCTCGGCCCCGCCGCGGCGCGCCTCGGCGCGGGCCAGAACGGACACAAGGCGCGCCCCCAAGCGAAGGCCGCGCGCCGGATCGGCGGCAGCTTTCGACCCGACCCGCAGGCCCATGGCATTGCGAACCATCACCACCTCCCCCATTGTCACATCATGCGCTGGCCGCGCCCAACCGCCCGCGCAATCTGGGCCGCCACCTGATTGCGCGACGCGCTGAACGCCGCCGGGCTGGGCGTTTGAATGGTCACGTTGACCACCGGCGCGGCGCCGGCGGCCGCCCCCCGCGGCGTCACGGTGATGCGCTCGCCACGCGATACATTGAAGGCGGCCACGTTGCGGTCGATGCCGCCAGCGCCAGCCGCGACAAAATCGGCGCCATTGTTGAAGCTGGGAAGCACCGCCGCCAGCCCATCAGCCAGGAATCCGCCAATCGCGCCGAAAACGCCGCCGGATGGCGCGGCGGCGCCGGCGCCTGAAATCGCGCGCGTCAGCGCGGCGCCGGCCTCGCCGTTCAGGCGGCCGAACACGTCGCGAACGAGCGAGTCCACCATCGCGTTGGCGGAATCCATGATGACCCCGGCGAAGCGCCGAAAACTGAACTCGCCATCGCGCGCCATGTCGGTGAGCGCGCCGGCCACGTCATCCGCGAGGCCGTCGAACGCCGCGCCAACCGCGCCGGCCGCGTCGTCCGAAACCTTGACCATTGCGCCGTCCAGCCGCGCGAACTCTTCCGCGATTCCGTCCACCATGTCGGGCACGTAGGAATGACCCACCACCGCGTCATACATCTGGAAGAACGCATCGGAAACGCTCGCCACCGCCCCCTTGACCCAATCGAACGCCGCGGCCAGCTTGCCGCGGAAAATCGCCACGATGCGGTCAACGGTTTCCGACACAAGGGCGGCGGTTTCTGGAAACAGCGCGGCGAAGGTGTCGGCCACCGCCCGCACGGCCAGGGAAACGGGCGCCATGGCCTTTTCGAGAAGCGTCATTTCCCCCCAGGCCGCGCGCACCCAGCCGATTGCCGACTCGATTTCCGGCCAGAACGCAGCCGCGGCGGCCGTCAGCGCGCCCACGCCGGCGGCAGCCGCCAGCACCGGCCCGGACAGCGCCGCCATGCCGGCCACCAGAAGCCCGACCACGCCCAACACCGGCCCCAAGGCAACGGCCAGCGCGCCGATGGCGACAGCAAACCGCTTGGCCGGCTCGGGCATGGCCTGGAACCCGTCAGCTAGGGCGCGCAAGGCGGAAATGACGGGCGGCAGGATTTCCGCGATGATCCCGCCCACCTCTTCCTTTATGTCGCCCCATGTGTTCGCAAGCTGTTGCAGCGCGCCCAAGCCGGCCCGCGCGGCGGCCTCGGCCTGCCCACCATACTGGCGCTCCAATTCTTCAAGGATGACCCTTTGGGCCTCGGCCACCTTGCCGGCGGCGGCCAGGGTCTTGATTGTTTCCTGTTGCGTCGCGTTGAACGTGACGCCGGCTTCCGACATGGCGGAAAGGCCCTTGACTGGATCGTTCAGGGCCTTGCCCAGCATGATGGCGGCTGACTGAAGGTCGCCCTCCAGAACGGTGGCAAGGTCGAGGGCGACCACCTGCGCGCGCCGGAACTCGTCGCCCGCAACATTGGTGAATGTCAGAAGCTGGCCCGTGACTTTGGAAAGAATTTCCTCGTCTCCGAACCTGGTAACGGCCTGCAAGCTGCCGGCCATCTCGTAAAGCTGCGCGGCGGCGAAGCCGGCGGCGCCGGCGGTCGACTCTACTGCGCGGGCCACCTTGGCCTCGGCGCGCGCCTGGGTGTCGTAAAGCGAAAGCGAGTCGCGGAAGGCAAAGAGAATCGAGGCCGAGGCAGCCGACGCGGCCGCCCCAACCTTCGCCATGCCCCGGCCAACGGACGCGATGCGCTCGGAGGCCGTGCGCGCGGCGCCGTCCACGCCGGCCAGGTTGTCGCGCACAGACTTGAAGGCCGCGCCGGTCTTGTCTTTGGCGAGGATGTTAAAGAACAGGTCTTTCAGCGCCACGGCCCGACTCCTTGTCTCTCGCGCGGAAATAGGCCGCCCAGCCCGCCACCTCTTCGGCCGTCAGGTCCAGAACGGCCGAAACGGGAAGTCGGAGGGCGTGGGCAAGGTCGTAAATGAACCGCGTTTCCGCGTCGCGGCTCAGGACTCCCCCAGGTCGTCAGGGTCGGAAGCGCCAAGGATGGCGGCGGCGATCCTGCCGATAACGGCCGGGTCAACCTCGTTCTCCAGCGTCTTGCGGGTCTTGGCGTCGTCAGCGAACAGGCGTTCGCCGCCGGCGCCCTTGGCGTGGCGCACCACCACCAGAATGGCCGCCTGGGCGTCCGACCCCTTGGCCGCCGATTGAAGCGCCTGGCGTTCGCGCATGGTCAGGGGGTCGAAATGAACCTCCAGGCCCCACTCGGGCACGGTCATGGACTGGCCGCGCATCCGGGCGAAATGCTCGCGGGCCTTGTGCAGAACGTCATTCATGCCACGGTCCCCTCGGTCACGGCGCCGTTGGCGCGGAAATTGATTGACAACGCCACAACATCGGTTTTCGAGCCGCTGCGCGAAACCGACTCGATCAGGGCCGACAGGCTGAAATAGCCGGTTCCCTGGGTGTCGCCGCCGGGGTAAAGCTCCAGGGGCACCTCATCGCCCACATTCAGCACCGCCTGCCCGGCGTCCGCGGGGTCGAAATACACCTCCACCGACCCGGTGGACGAAGGCGGCGCCGATTGGAAATGGCGCGCCGCCAGGTCGCCCATGCCCCACGCTTCGGAAAACGCCGCCGATGTGTCCAGCTTCCAGCTTTGCACCTCGCCCACCGCGGCCAATCCAGGCCCCGCCTTCACCACGCCATCGCGGCCGCTGTAAAAGGCCATATCGTCACCTTTCGAGAATGACGCGCACCAGCCCGGTGCCGTCAGGTTGCAAATCGGCCGCCCGCCATTGGGCGCCGCTTATGTCCACCTTGTCGCCCTGCCCCGCCCCATCGGGCACGTCAGCCGCCGCAACGGTCAGAACAGGCTGGACGGTGGACGCGCCGGGCCAGTCGCCCGCCCCGGCCGCCGCGTGCGCGGCGGTGAAAATGCCCGCCAGATCGGCGGGGGGGCGGCCCTTCGGCGTCCACGTGACGGCCTGGGCGAAGCCGCCCGCGCCGTCGAACAGCACCGCCAAGTCGGCCGCATCCTCGATCACGGCGCGCCCCGCGTCGCGTCGGGGCTGGCGGCCCGGTTGGGGGCGGGGGCGGCGGCGGCCGCAACGGGAACGGCGCGCCCGGACCCCATCAACGCCAGCGCGCTTGCGCGGTCCACGTCCGCCACCGCGCCCGGCCGATACACCCGCCCCCCAACATTCGCCGGGGCCGTGAACTTCACGCGCAGCGCGTCAGCCATGCGTCGCGCCCCCATCGCGCCCCGCCGCGCCGGGGTCGCCGCCGGGCGCGCCGCGCGCACGCGACGCGGGGCCGGCGTCGGCGTCGGCGTCGGCGTCGGGGGGCGTGCCCTTCGCGATTTCGTCGAGAATCCAGCGGGCAAGCATGTTGACGTTGTGCCCGTCCATCGTGTTGGGCACGATGAGGGCGGCGGCGGCGGCCATCGTCACGGATGCAAGGTTGATGATTTCGGCCGTTGCGTATTCCGAAACGCCGGGGATGAAATGCGCCGCGAGGCCCAGCAGGCCGGCGAGAAGCGCGGCAATGGCCTTGCGGTATTCGGAAACTCGCGACATGGCGCGACTCCTTTCGTTCCTGGGGTGGTGCGGCGGCCCGCTCAACTCGCGGCGGGCCGCGCGCCGGTCGGCGTCAGGGGGTGGCGGTGCCCACGCCGCGGATGAACGACTCGGGATGCCGAACCGCAAAGTCAACATCCTGGAACGCGACCACCCGCACCGCGCCGGTGGAGGAGCGCGAATAGGGATCAACGGTCAGGTCAAGCCCGGACCAAAGGCCGATCACGAAATCGGACCAGTTGCCGAACCACACATCGCCCGCCGCAACCTGGTTCGAGTCGGCGGCGGTGAACCCGTTCAGCGCGCCGCGCCCGGCCATGATCGGCGTATCGCCGGCGGCGAACTTCGGCGTCGTCATCAGCGCCGCCACCTGAAGGGGGTTCAGCGCGTAGCCCAGCGACCCCACCGCGGCGTTGGCGTTCGCCACCTGCGCCCACATGCCCACGGTCTCCGCGTAGTCGGGCGACTCGGCCGCAAAGGTGGTGGACAGCAGGCCGGCCTGGTCCGCGAGGCCATCCGGCGCGTCAGCCGAAGCGGCGCCGTTCAGCCCGCACGAGTCGATGGCCAGGGCCATCTGGGCGGCAATGTCGGCCCGGATCATGGACTCCACGTCCACGCTGGACTGAATCAGCAGCTTGCGGCTGATTTCCGTCAGCGCGCCCAGCGTGTGCGGGGTCATGGGCACCTGGTCAACGGTCACGCCGCTATTGGTGGGGCCGGTGTCCTCGCCCACCCAATAGGCGGTCACGCTGCCGGACTGGCGCGGAATAGCGATGTTGCCCGACAGGTTCGACAGGGTGCGCACCCCGAGTCGCGGCAAAATCGCCGTGGCGCGCAGAATGTCGATGAACGAGCCCGACAGGAGCCCCGTGGCGATCAGGTCGCCGCCCGTCGCCGCGGCGCCGGCGGCCATGTCCGACGCGCGCGTGGCGCCGAAGCCCTCGGCCAGAACGTCCTGGGGCACCATGATGCCCTGGGCCTCGCGGCCGGCGGCCTTCGCGGCGGCCTCGGACACCTCCAACTCGAACGCGGCCGCATCGCGCGCGCGCGCGTTGCCGGTGTCGGCCAGGTAGCGCAGGGCGCGCACGAAGCTGAACTGACGCACCTCGCCGGCGGTCATGCCGATGCGGGCCGCCCCGGCGCGGGTGGCCTCGGCCGATCCGGCCCCCAGATGGTCCAGCACGCGAGACTGGAACGCCGCCACGGTGTCGCCGTCGCGAATGGCCGCCTCCACCATGTCGGCGGGCAGGTCGAACTGGCGGCCGGTCGCCGTGATGTTGGCGATGCGCTCGCGCTCGGCCTTGCGCACATCGTCCGCGCGCGGCGCGCCCGGCTCAGCCGGGGCGGCGCGGCTGGCGGCGGCCGCCGGCGCGGCGGGGGCGGGGGCGTTGGGCGCGGCGGCCTCGGGCGCGCCGGCGTTGGTGTTGCGTGCGGTCATGTCGTCGCCTTTCAGTTTCAGAATGATGGTTTCATTTTCGGCCCCGGCGGCGCCGGCGGCCCCGGCGGCCCTGCCAACGCCCACGCTGGGGTCGGCCGGGATGGCGACCAGGGAAATTTCCATGGGCTGCCATTTCGTGGCGCGAAACACCGGGGCGCCCTCGCGCTCGCCGGCCTGTTCCACGGCCTTGATGGCGTAGCCAACCGAAACGGCCGACACCTCGCCATCTTTCACCCGCGCCATGACTTCGGCCGCCCGCGCGGATGTTCCGAAGCGCACCACCGCGCGGCCGCGGCCGCCCGACACCTCGGCCGACTCGATGACGCCCACCTGGTGCTCAAGGTCCGCCCGGTGATCCATCAGCAGGGGGGCCGACCCCGAGCCGATGCGCCCCAGGTCAACCTCGCCGGCGTCGTGGCCCAGCACTTCCCAGCCAAAGGCCCGCAACACGGGTTCCTCGGACGAAAACGATAGAGTCACCCGCCTGGGGTCGCCGTCGCGGCCGGCGTCGATGATCGCGCCGCCGCGGAAGGCCCGCGCGGGCATTCTGATTTCGTTCATTCGGGCTCCCCATTGGTTGCGTTTTCGCCCGCGGGCTGGGCCTGGCCCGCCAAAGCCTCGGGCAACGGAACGCCGGCCCGGCGCATGGTTTCCAGGTCGGCGGCGAAGCGTTCGGCCACGTCCGCGAAATCGTCGCCGCGATCCGCCACAATGTCGGACGGCGCGCGCAGCCTGTTGCGCAGGTCGGAATCCGCCGCGGTGGCGTCATCCTTCGGGTTGACGCTGGGCCACCCGCGCGGCCGCCATGCCGCCGGGCGCAGGCGCTCCATGTCGGCCATGGGCAGCGACAGACGCCCGGAAAGGATCGCCCGCGGAAGCCACATGCGAAAGACTTCGCTATGGAGTCCCTCGTAAAGATCGCGCTGGAACATTCGCCATTCGTCGCGCTCTTCGCCAAGGCCCGCGCGCAGGCTGGAAAAATTCGCGCCCTCAAGGTCATTCGACAGGCCCGAATAACTGACCCCAAGGCCGGCCGCGCCACCTTTCAGCATATGCTTTGCGAAGGCGGGCATTTCGCCGTCTGGGTAATTCGGCGCCCAACTCGCCACATCCATGCCAGGCGGCAGGCGCGCGACCATGCCGGCCTCTATCTCTTCGGGCAGATCGTCGGCCGCGGCGTCGCCATCGGGCGGCCCTTCGCCGTCCAGGGATTCCTTGATCCACGCCATATTCGCCGCACCGAAATGGGCGGCCGTCAGCGCGGCCTCCTCATATCTGCCCAGCATGTTGAACCGCCGCAAAGCGGTGTGCGAAGATGGCACGCCAAGGGCCTGCAAGGACTCGGTCGGGCGGAATACGTGAATCACCTCATCCATGGGAACACGGATGCGCCGGGGGCGGCGGCCGTGGTGATGTTCGCCGGGGTGGGCGCTCCACAGGTGCAGGGCGACAGGCCGGCCGCGCGGGTCAAATTCAATGCCGCCGTCAATGTAGGCGCCGCCGCGCAGGGCCTCCACCCGGTCAAGGTCCACAAGGTCGATAGGCAGCACCTCAACCTGGAAGCCGAACGGGCCGAAGCCGGGGCCGGTGTGGGCGCGCATTAGAAAGTTGCCCTCGCGCGCCACCATCGTGGCCGCGATGTTCTCGACGTTCCACCAGGACAGGCGCCCGCATGTGGTGCAATTGCGGCGCGCGCCCCACTCGGCCCATGCCGACTCAATGGCGCGCGCGGCCTCCATGTCGCGCGCCCCGTCCGCCCCCTTGGCCTGCGATTGCAGGGCGATGCCGCGGCGGCCCACCACATGGCGTCTAACCATCATCTCGAATGCGCGCACGTAGTCGATATTTTGCGCCGCGTGGCGGGCGTGGGCGATCAGGCCCCGCAAGTCTTGGCGCACGGTCGCCCTGGTGGATGGAAGCGCGCCGGCCCCAAAGCCGCCGGCCAGCCTATCGGGCCGCGCCGCCATGAACTTGCGGGCGCCGCGGGCGGGCGTGGCGCCGGCGGCGCGCGGCGCCGGCGGCGCATCCGCCACGGCCGGCTCGATGCGCGGCGGCGCCGGCGTGCGCCGAAGGAAGCGGGGCATTTTCATGGGATCACCTCAACGTCATGCGCTTCCAGCGCACGCCCCCGCGGCCATCTTCGGCCGCGACCAGGCGCGCGTAGCGTGTCCGCAGCTTGTCCAGCACCTCCAGCGGGGTGCGGGCGATGCTGCGCCCCTCGATGGTGTAACTTTCCGCATCCTTGGTAATGCGGCCTTCAATGCGCGCCGTGATTGCGTCAAGGATTCGGCGGTTGCGGCTGCGCGCATCGGGGGCGTCGCCATCGGCCGGGGCTGGCATGACCTGGACGAAGCCGCGGGGGCCGTGGGCAATTTCCCCATCAGCCAGCCGCATGATGACGGCCGACCACGCCCAGCGGCCTGGCGTGGCCGCCGCCGTGCGCGACCCCGGAACTTCCACAAGGAAGCCGGCGGCGTCGGGCGTCGCCTCGGCCCGGATCGCGGCGCCGCCGCCTTCCGGCGTCAGGACGAAAGCGAGGCCGTGGGCGTCGGGGTCAAGCCCCAGCGCGTCGGCGCGCCACGTCCAGAACGCGCCCGCGAACAGCGCGAGGGGCACGCCCTCGCAGGGCTTGAACAGGTCGGACATTCCGGCCTCCGGGGTCAAAATGGGATGTCGTCGTCAATGTCGGATGCGCCGCCCTGCCGCCCCCCCGCCACCGGGGCGTCGCCAGCCCCGGCGGCGGGGGCCGCGCCATGCTGGCCGGCGGCGTGCCCCGCGCGGTCCAGAAGCACCAGCTTGGAGTCGAAGCCCGCCAAAATCACCTCGGTGGTGTAGCGTTCCGCGCCCTGCTGATCGGTCCATTTCCGGGTTTGCAGCTTGCCCGCCACGTAGATGCGCGACCCCTTGCGCGTGAACCGCTCCACCACGCCCACCAACCCGTCGCCCCGCACGGTGATGCGGTGCCACTCGGTGCGCTCCGACACATCGCCGGTTTGGCGGTTGCGCCATTTTTCGGTCGTCGCAAGCGAAAGGTTCGCAACCCGCCCGCCATCCTGAAAGGTGCGCAATTCAGGGTCGGCGCCAAGGTGCCCGATCAACTCGACTCTGTTCAGCATGTCACCACCCGTTGAATCTGTTTCTTGGTCCGCGCCGCCCCCGGCGCCGTTTGGGCGCGGTCGTTTTCGGGGGCGGCGCGCCTTCGCCATGGCCCGCGCGCTCTTTCGTTTGGGGCGCGGCCGCGGTGGCGAACGTGTTCGAGGAATCGCCGGCGGCCCATCTGGGCGGCCGGCCCCACTCGATTTTTTCGGCCCCAAGCACGATTGCGAGGGCCAGGGAATACACGGACAAATCAAGCGACTCGTTACGCTTGACGCCCGGTTTCTTTTCCCACCCCTTTGCGCCGCGGCGTTCCGCGGCATATTCCGCGAACATCTCGGCCGGCGCGCCGCGCGGGATGAGGAGCGCCCGTGCGCCCGCCTCGCGCCGGGTCAGGCTCGCCGCGATTTCATCTTTCAGGCGGTCGGTTCCGGCCCAAATGATGGTAACGTCACGCGCGACATGGGCGCGGCCTCGATGGGCGGTTTCCGGCCGCGCAGCCTCGGCCCGCTTGACGCGCTCGCCACCGCGGCCGCGCACCAGGTGGAACATGCCGCGGGCCTCGCGGCGCGCGCGGCGGAAAAATGCGTAAGCGTTCGGCGTGACGCCAGGCGCGCCGCCGGCGTCGATGACGACGCCGCAGGGCGTCAGCCGATAATCGGCGCCGGCCACCGGCCAAGACATGCCCGACAGGGGGCGCAGGGCCGCCCAATCCTCGCCAAAACGGCCGGGATCAATGGCCCGCTCCGTGGCGCGCGGCGCCCCTTCCGGCGGGTTGACTATATCCCAGCGGTCAATGACGGTGCGCTCCAGCCCCTCGGCCCACGCTTCCACCTGCACCACAAAACGCCCGGCCTGCACATCCACCGCCGCCGTGATGAAGCGTGTTCCTGCCGGCGCCACCTTCCACGGCCTATCGCTCGCAGCTTCGCGCAGGGCCGACTCCGAAAGCGCCGCGGAAGCGCCGAGGGCGCGGGGCAGATATGGCAAGCCCAAGTCCACATTGGTGGCCGACTTAAGGGCGGTTTCGTCGCCCGTGGCGTTGAACCGCTCGACCCCCTCCAGGTAGCGGGTGACAAGCTGCGCCCAGGTCGCGAAGGCCGCGGCGGGGCCGTGCAGCCAATAGGACACCGCCGAAGCCTTGCGCGGCCCCGCATCCAGCGGCGCCGGCTCGCCTTCCGGCGACTCGTGAAGCCAGCGCCCCTGGGCGTTCAGCTTGGCCTTGGCGGATGGCTCGATGACGCCGCCGCAATGCAGGCACGCCATGAACGCGGCCGCGCCGCGCTCGGCGGGCGTGCCGCCCTTCGGAAACTGGATGCGCTCGAATGTCGGTTCAAACTCAACGCCGCAATTCGGGCAAGGCCAATACCACCGGGCGCGCGTTCCCGCATTGTAGAGTCCCAAGATGCCGTCGCAGGGCGGGGCCTCATGCCGCGTTGCGGGCGTCCAGCTTTCATCGGTGATGGGAAAGCCGGGCGAAGCCTCGGCCACGATCATGCCGCGGGTGCCGGCGGATTGCGTGCGCTTGCGCCCCAGCGCGAAGGCCGACCCCTCGCCGCCCAGGTCGGTGGGAAATCGGTCATAATCGGTCAGAAGCACAAGCGGAATCGAACGGGCCGAAAGCTGCTGCACCACAGGCCAACCGATGGTCAGGCGGCAGCCGCCGGAAAATCGCTTGTCATAGGTGTTATTTGCGCCCTTGCCCTTCGCCAGGCGCGCGGCCAACTCGGGCGAATTGCGCAACAGCTTGTCGATGGTTTCCACGCTGAACTCGCGGGCCGCTGATTGCGTCATGTGGACGACATGCACCAACCGCGGCGCCGCCAGGATGGCGTGGGCCAGCGGATTCAGGATCAGCGCCTCCGTTTTCGATGATCGGGCGGGGCCGGCGAAAATCACCGCCTCGAAGCGGCGGGAAGTCACCATGTCCATGGGTTCGACCATGTAGGGGGCAACGTCGTTTCTCCACGGCGCCCAATGCCCGCCGGCCTCGACCATCCGGCGGGTGGCGGCTTCCGAAACGCTGATGCGCGCCGGCGGCGCCAGGGCGGGCAGGGCGGCGCGGATCGCGTCGGAAAGCGGGCGATATGCGGGCAGCGGCCGCCCCGGCCTGTATTCAATCCGCGGCGGCTCCAGCATGTCCAATCATCCCGAGAATTTCGCGCCGCGCGCCGTCCAGAACATCGTCGCAAATGCGCTGCGCCGCCTCGATGGCGGCCCCATCCAGGCCACACTCGCGGCCCAGCCGGTCGGGCAGCGCGTCCAGCCCGTCGCGGATCGCCGCCAGCAAATCCTGGATGCCCTCGGCCACATCTTCGGCGCGCATCAATTCGCCACGGTCGCGCGCGGCGATCATGTAGGCGTGTTCCAACTCCAGAATTTCGCGCTGCTGGCGCGGCGTCAGGCCGACGCGGGCGCCGCCTGCGCTATCCTCGCCCACCAACGCCAGGCGCAACTGCTGCGCCGCCCCTTCCGCTTGCAGCCTGGCCGCGGCCTCTTCGGCGTCGCGCTTCGCCATCCACGCGAAGCACACCGACAGCCTGAATTCATAGCTGCGCCCATTGGTGCCCTCGGACTCAACGGGCATTCCCGCGCGGCGCCAGGCGTCCAGCGTCGTTTGCGATTTCCCCAGCGCGTCGGCCAGTTGATACTTGTTCACCACCGCATCGGGCACGCCGGCGGGCAGCGGATACTCCGCCACCAGCGCCGCCTCGGATGGCGTCAGGCTTCGCAATGCCGCAGGTTCAGCCATGAAACCACAACCCCAACCTTTTGCAGCACCCCCCGACCCCAGAACTTTGACCAATGGAACGCGGTCGCGAATTACCCCACGTTCCAGGGCGCGGAAGAACCTATTGCCGCGCGGCCCCTATCGCTTGGCCGTGCGGATCGCGCGCGCAAGCGCGGCCTCGAAATGCCGCGCCATGCGGGCCTGCGCGGTCAGCGCCGCCCCGCGCCGGAAGCCGAGCCGCGGGCGGTAGCGGGCGCGGGGCGTGTAGGCCGCCAGCAGCCGCAAGCCCCGCCCATCCGGGCGCCGCTCATAGATGCCGCCGGGGCGCGGCCCCTTCGGGTCGCCGGAAAAGACGCGCGGCTTTGCAAGGTGGCGCTTGATGCTTCCGCGCGGCATGTTGCCATGCTTGTTAAGGCGGATGCCCACGGGCACAACGATGGCGCGGCGCTTCGGCTCACGCTCGCCCCCGGTTTCCTGAAATCGCAGATACGCGGCCTGCAAATCCTTTGCGAACACCGCCGCCGCAAGCCGCCTCTTTGACGCGCGCCGCAAGGCATATGCGCGCAAGGTAAACTTGGTGGGCCGGTCCAGCTTGCGCACAAGGCCCTTTTCGGCGTTGCGCTTCACATCCTGCGCGGTGGCGTTCAGGGCCAAGGACGCGGCGAACGGAACTTGCGTTCGGGCGAAGTCCGACAGGCCGCGCTCCACCTGCGCGATGTTGTGCTGAAAGCTGATTTCCACGCCGCCACCCCGCCGCCAAGGAAAAGCCCGGCCGCGGCGTTGAAGCCGAGCCGGGCGCCAAACTGCGGCAGAAGCGCCGCGGGGCAGGTAACGCCACCTTGCAGAAGGTTTTAGCTTATCCACCCCCTGGGGGTGCAACCATTTTCGGCGCTTCGGCCGACCCGCGCCCCTCCAGCCCCTCGGATCGCGCGACTCGCCCGAGGGCGTCGGACAGCACGTCGCGAATGATGGTTTCGCGCCGCCGCCCGGCGCTGGCGTCCAGACGCCCCAGCAGCGCCGGAATTGATTCCTCGCGCACGATCAGCGCCCGAACAAGCCCAAGGTGCGACACCACCGCGGGCGGCCTTCCCCCAGCGCGGCGCAGCGAAATGGCGCCGGGGCCGATGGCCGCCTCCAGGCGCCGCAGCCGCTCAACCTGCCGCAGCGCGCGGAACTGGCGGCAGGGCGCGCCAATCTGGGGGCCGCCGCCCGCGCCATGCGCCGGCGCGTCGCCCGCCGGCGTGGCGGCGCCCCCGGCCTCGACCCCCTCGAAGGTTTCAGCGTAAAGGCGGGCCGCTTCGCGGCGCGGCTCAGGCAGCGAACGCAGCACGCGGGCGCCGGCCCGGCGCATCACCTGCGACTTTCCGCCGACGCGCGCGCCCGTGCGCGGATCGCGCGCGGGGTCGTCAACGCTCGCGCGAACGCGGCGGGGCTGCGCGGGGCCGTCCGCGCCCATGTCTTGCGCCCAGGGGACCGGCGGGATGGTGACGGCCGCGCGGGCGCGGCGGGGGCGGCGGCGATGGCGGCGGGGGTCTTGGCGGGTCATCTGTTCACCTCACAGGTGGCGGCGCAGCGCGGCGCGCGTTGACGGCTGGGGCAGGCGGCGGCCGAGGGCGCCAGGGCGCCCAGGGCGGGAAGGGCGGTTTTTTTTGCCCCACTCACAAAATGCAGGTTTTCCAGAACCCGACTCATACGTGCTAAAGAATCATGCCCTTTATGCCCTAGACGCCCTGGGCGCTTGATCCAAAAGGGAAAAAGCAGGGTCAAGCCAGGGCGCCAAGGGCGCCCAGGGCGCCGGGCGCGGCCGAAGCAGGCCACCCCCTGCCCTTCAATGCCGCCCTTTAGGGCGGCGCCGCACCCCCTGCCCCCCAGTTGGGGCGCGGGGAAGGGCGCCCGCGGGGCGCGTTTGCGCCCTGCCGCGGCCCCCTGCGGGCGGCGATGCCGGCGGGCGCGGCCCATCGCCCCCAGGCGCATTTCCGCGCGGCGGGTCAAAACGGGGGGTCGCCCATGAAGGCGGCGGCTTCCGCGTCCGACACATGATCGGCGGCAGGGCGCGAGGATGCGCCGGCGCCGAAACCGCACTTGCCCCGCAATTGGGCCGTGAAATCGTCCCGCTTCCACCCTATGCCCAGCCAGAACCAGGACGATTTCTTGCGCTTCCGGAGGCCCTTCTCGACAAGCTGGGCGCCGAACGCTTTCGCGCTCCACGGGTTTGCGCCCGTCTCGGCGCACCATTCCTCATAAACCCGGTGCAATTCCGTCACCCCGATGCGCGACTCGGCGTCGGCGTCGGTGCAGTCGCGCAGGAAGTTGCCCACGGGGTCGGCGTCGGCCATAAGGTCGTCTTTCAAGTCAATCACCCGCTTGGGCGGCCGCAGCCCGTGGCGCCTATAGGCGCGCCATCCGTCAACCAGCCAATTCAGGATTCCAGGCCCCTCGGCCCTCAATTCCGCCGCCACCTCGGTGGGGCTGCGGCGCTGTTCCTCGGGCAGCTTGTGCAACAGCACATCAAAGGGGATGAACACCAGCCGCCGGCGGGTGCCCTCGTCCTCATCCTTGATGCGCGGCGTTCGGTTGAAGGATATGACGGGAACGCCCGATGGGCGGTAAATGAATTGCGGCATTCCCAAGCCGCGCGCCGGGCGGGGGTCGCCGCCCGTGAAAGCCTTGATGGCCTTTGCGCTGAAAGTATCGGTCGCGGCCGGCTCCGATGCGATGTATGCGCGGGCGCCGGGAAGGTCCACTTCCTCGGGGGTGGCCGCGCCGGTGTTCCTGCCCTGCTGCACCAGGAACATATCCACCTTGCAGGGGGCCGCGTATCCGTCGCGTTCTCCCAGCACGTAGCTTATGGCGTCCATCATGGTGGACTTGCCGTTTCCGCCCCCGCCACGCATCAGCAGGCACACCTGCGAATCGTTGCGCCCGAAAAGCAGCATCCCCAAGCAGCGTTGCAGGAAATCGCGCACCTCGGCGTCGGGCTGGATCAACTCAAGGAACGCCCGCCATTTGGGCGCGTCGGCCGCCGGGTCATATTCCACGCCCGCGCATTTCGTCGGCCTGGATTCCCAATCCACGGGGCCAAGCCAAGATTGCCGCACATCCAGCGCGGCGTCGGCGTCGGGGGGGATGTCGTCCGCCGCCGCCGCCTCCAGGTCCACCCGCCCGTTGGGGCAAACGAAGCCGCCCACGTCGCGGTCAAGATCTTCAATATCAACCCGCACCCGCGTGCGCAGCATCTCCAGGGCGGCCTTGATGCGCGGCGCGTTCTCGCATTTTTCGGCGTGTTTCAGCAGCTTGGCCTTGGCGTCGCGCCGGCGGAAAACGCGCGCCGACTCCAGGTCCGCGAAGCGCGGCGATTTCTTCGCCACCTCGGCCGCCAGGTGCTGTTCGGCCTCGAAGTCGGAAACGGGCAGCCACTCGGCCGTCGCGGCCGCTTCCTCTTCCACCAGCGCCGCCAATCGCTGGCCGATTTCCACGGCCGCCACCTCGCCGCCCCGGAAGCTATAGCGCGCGCCATCGCGCACGGCCCAACCCTTGCCCACGGTGAAGAGGATTTCCGCGCCATAGACGCGGCGCAGGCGCTCGGCGTTGCCCATGTCGGATTCCCTCAGCCGCGCGCGGTCGAGGGCGGCCGCAACATCCGGGGGCGGTTCCGCGCCATCCGCCGGCGGGGGCGCGGGGCGCGGGGCGTCGGCGCCGGCGCGGCGCGGCTTGCGGTCCGGGTCGCCGCCGCTCATAAGATCGCGGTATCCGTCCATCACCCCCTCCCGAGACGCGCCGCGGCAACGTCTGCATAATCCATTTCCACGTCCCACCGGCCGCCAGGAACGCGCAACGCGACGCGCACGCCCAGCGACTCCAGCCGCGACTTGGCGGCGCGCCCCTTGGCCTCGGCCGCGGCCGGGTCTTTCGCTGACCCCTCGCCCAAAACCATGACGCCCACGGCGCCGGGGGGCGGGGTCCAAGCCCCGGCCATGGCGTCCCGCGCCAGGGCCGCCTCCGCTGACCACCTTGCATCGCCGGCCTCCATGCACATGGACAGCGCCGCAAGCGTCGTCTCGATGCCCTCGCCCACGATGATGCGGGGGCCGGGCGCGGTCAGGCGCACCGGGTGGCCGAACATGGCGCCGGTGGCGCCAAGCCATTGCTTGGGCGCCACAGCGCCGCCGGGAAGGCGGGCGCGGCCGCCTTCCGTGATCCAGGTGCGGTGAACGCCGCGGAAGCGGTCGCGGCCGATCCAACCAACCATCGCCGGGCCGGTGTGCAGAACCTCGCGCGTTCGCGCGCAGCGGTGCGCAAGCGCCGGGTGCAGGCGCAAGGACGGGGGCACGCCGCCGATGGCCGACAGGTTGACGCCCCGCGACTCCAGGTAGCGGTGCAGAACGTCGCCGGCCTGCGCCTGGGCCGCCGCGCGCCAGATGGCACGCGCCGCGGCAAGGCCGCGCCGCGCCTTTGCTTCGGCCGCCGCGCGGGCCTTGGCCTCGCGCTTGGCCCTTTCAGCTTCGCGCCGGCGGCGGGCGGCGGGGCATTCGTCGCCGTCAATTCCGTGGCCGCTGGCCAGGGCCTTGATGGCCGCGGCCGCGTCCAGGCCGTCGCGCTCCATGACGAAATCCACCACCGACCCCTTGGCGCCGCAGCCGAAGCAGCGGAACCAGCCGCCGGCGCCGCCCGGCTCGACCACGTGGAAGCTGGCCGTGCGCTCGTTATGGAACGGGCACGGCGCCCACATATCGCCGCGCGCAGGGCGCGATTTCCCACGGTCCCAGACGACGCCCGCGCGCTCGGCCACGGCCACCAGCGACACCTCCGCCTTGATGCGGTCCGAAAGCGTCATTTCAGCCCCAAGTCGAGCGCCCGAAACAGAAAATCGCGTTCCACCCGCCGCGCATCCGGCGCACGCATGGAAATGCGCCGGGCGGGGGGCGGCGGCAGGTCGGGCCATGGCCGCGGGTCCGATACCAGGTCGCGCTTCTCGGCGGCCGCGGCGAGGGCGTCGAAATGCCCCATCCATTCGGGGATTTCCGGCGGAAGGCCGAAGCGGCGGGCGATGGCGCGCCACACCGGCCCCTCGATCCGTTCCTTGAACTCGGGCAACAGGGCCTTGCAAGGGCGGGTCAGATCGCCCACCGCGAACTCGGCCGCATCGTGCATCAGGGCCAGGGCCTCGACGCCCGGCGACGCCCCGCGCTCGGCCACCAGATCGGCGCAAAAAAGGGAATGTTCGGCCACGGAATAGGGGCGCGCGGTGGCGCCGTTGTAGCGGGCAAGCCGCGACAGGTTGCGCGCAATGTCGCCCAGGCAGATTTCTGCCGGGTCGGGTTCGGTCAGGTTCAGCAGGCCCGAACCAGTCCACGCAAACACCGCGTCGCCGTCGCGAACCACCCCGGCGTCATCGCGCGCAATGGCGCCCGCGGGCAGGGGCGGCGAATCTTCTCCGTTGGGCATGACTTGTTTCCTTTTGGTCAGGTGAAAAGGCGGCCCTGGGCGGCTGGCGCCGGCGCCGACGCGGCCCCGGCGGGCTTGGGGGTGGCGGGGGCCGCGGGCCGCGGCGCCGTGGCCTCGCCCGCATCCGCAATCAATGCGGGGGGCGGGGTGTGGCCGTCCGCGCGCATCGCGGCGAGAAGCCGCGCCGCGGCGGCCTTTGCGCAAGCCACATCGGCGCAATGCAGCAGATAGCCGCGCCGCCCGGCGGGAATGTCGCGCCAGAGGCCGGGCCAGCGCCGGCCGAAGGGCGCGCCGGGCGCGCCACAGATGCCGCACCGCCGATTCATCGCCCGCGCCCCGCAGGGCCGGCGCGCAATGCGGGGCCGCGGGCGGGCGCGTTGGCCTCGAACACCGCGCGCGCGAACCCGCGCGGCGTCTCGTTGCGAATGTTTTTTGTCCTGGCGCTGGCGCCGCCCAGCAGCATGAACTGCCGCGACCCGCGCAGCAGGCGCCCGGATTTCGTGCGCCGCTCCAGAACTTCCGGCCTCACCGGGCGCCGGGGCGGCATGACGAAGCCGCCGCCCGCCCAAATTCCGGTTTTCTTGGTGTAGGCGTCCCGCGGCGCGATGTAGCGCGGGAATCGCGGGTGGGAATCATCCGGCGGCAGGTAGCCGCCGAAATCGCAGGGGTCAAAGTAATGGTCGGGCCGCCGCCAAAGCGTGGCCAGGCGCGACACCGGATTTTCAGCGATCCACGGGGCGGCGATGCCCGCCATAAGCCGCTCAACGCCGCGGGCCATCTGCACCGCCTTGGCCTGAAACTGCGGGTCGGCGGCCGCCTTCGCCGCGAAATGCCGTGCGCCGGCCACGGTCAGGTCGGTGCAGGGCGGGAAGCTGAACGCCATTCCGATGGGCGCGCGCTCCATGCCCGCGCGGATCGCGGCCCAATCGTCCGAGCCTGCCGCAAGGTCGGCGCGGGCGTAAACGATGGCGCCGCCGGCGTCGCCCGCATCCTCGATGCGCGCTTGCGTTTCGTGCTGAATGTCGAGGCACCAGCACCACCACCCGGCTTGCGCCCAATCGCGCACCGCGTGCCCGGTGTAGTCGAAGAACGACACCACCAGCCCGCGGCCTTCCGGCGGCGGAATCAAATCGGCGGGGCGGATCATGTCGCGGCGGCCTCGGCCGCGCGGGCCGCGCGCCGGGCGCCCAGGGCGAAGTCGCGGGGGGTGGCGCGGCCCGGCCGCTTCCTTTCCGCGCCCCGCCGGGCGGCTGCGCGCTGCGCCGGCGTCATGTTCGCGGGATCGGCGCCGACGCGACGCGGGCGCGGCGCCGCGGCGCGCGGCGGGCAGTCGATGCCCTCATGGCGAACATCATTTTCAGGCGCGGGGCGCAGATCGGCCGCGGCGCGGCGGCCGGATGGCGTCAGGGCGCAATAGATGACCCCCGGCGCACGGCCCACCGCCTCGATGTGGCCGGCGGCGCGCCATTGCAGGGCGGCGCGCGGGGAGGCCTCGATCAGAACGCGGGGGGCGCATCCTCGCAGCGCGACCACCTGCACAGACTTGGCGCCGCGGGCGACTCGCAGATAGGCCCCAGGCTCCGAAAGGCGCTGATAGAAGCGCCAGGCGTCGCGCCCCATTCCGGGGGTGGTCAATTCGGTGGGCAGCGCGCGGGCGTCGCAATCGCTCATTGGTCAATCCTCCAGGAAGTCAGCCCAGGCCGCGCCGATGGCGAGGGCAAGGGCCATGGCCGGGGCGGCGGCGGGGGTGAGGGCGAGGGGGCCGAGGGCGGCGGCGGCCCACGTCACGGCCGCCGCTTCGGTGACGCGCAGGGGGCGGGGGCGGCGCATCAGAAAAGCCCCAACTGGCCGGGCAATGCGTCGGCCGCCGACTCCCTCGCCTGCGCTTCGGGGTCCAGCGCCGCGATGCGGCGTCGCAGGTGCGGCAGGTAGTCCGACTCGCGCTCGCACAGAACCGCGCGCACGCCCTCGGCGGCCGCGGCCCATCCCGTTGACCCCGACCCCCCGAACGGGTCGAGAATGAGGCCGCCGCGGCGGGTGGTCAGCCGCACCAGCCAACGCATGAGGGCCTGCGGCTTGACGGTCGGGTGATCGCTGCCCCGCCGGTCCGCCTCGCCGGCCTTGGCCGAATAGAAGAACCGCCCCAGGCTGCCGTCCTGGTCGCGCGGGAACGCGGCCAGCGCCTCGGGGGTGCCGTCATGCAGCACATTGGCGGGCCAGCGGCCCAGATCGTGCGGGGCCTTGTCGATCACCGCCGCGGCGCCGTCTGAAAAGAACTTGTTGGCGGCCAGGCCCGTGGCGCGGTGCGGGCGCCAAGGTTCGCCCCCGACGCGCGCGGCGTCGATGTTCAGCGCGCCCGTGCCGGTGGCGAGGCATTGGCGGGCCACGCTGGATTCGCGCAGGGGCTTGCGCGCCAGAACGACGGGTTCGAACGCGGGCTTCAAGGCCGTTCCCCAGCCCTGCCATGCGCGGGCTTCGGGCGTGGCGGGTGCGGTCACTTTCGCCGTTGCACCGGGGGCGTGGCCCCGCATGGCCCGGCCTTGGCCCATGGAATACGCGGCGCGCTCGGAAAGAACCTTCCGCTTGCGCCCCAGGGCCTTGTCAATGCCCTTTGAAACGTCATGCGACTTGGGGAAGCCCGACCCGTAGAGCCAGGCCAACGTGTCGCGCACATCCCAGCCGGCCGCCTCGATGGCAACCGCCATGTGATGCCACGTCCGCGAATGGTTGAATGCCACCAGATGGGCGCCGGGCTTGGCGACGCGCAGCAGCGCCGCCCAGGTTTCGGCGCGAAACGCAATGTCGCCCCCATCCCATTCACGGCCCATGAAGCCGCGCGATGCGCGCTGGAACGCGCCATCGCTGCCATATCCCGCGGCCGCGCCCGCCGCCCCGCTGGCGCCGGGGCCAAACCGCTTGACGATGCTCGCCAGGTGATAGGGCGGATCGGTCACGATCGCGTCGAAGGTGTCGGCGGGGATGGCGGCCACGGACTCCAGGCAATCGCCTTCCAGCAGCGCCACGGGCGGCCCGCCGTCGCGGAAATTCTCGCCAATCCAGGATTCCGGCGTCATGCCCCGCACCCCATGACGGCGCGGGCGGCCTCATAGGCGCGCACGGCCTCGGCCATGGCGTTGGCGCCGAGGCCGGCCACCTGCGCGGCGGAAATCGTCAGATCGCAGCGCGCGCCGGGGCCGTGCGCGGTCCATTCTTCCGCGATCACGCCCGCGCCAACCAGGCGCGCGGCTGCCAGCGCCAGGTCGGCCTCGCGGCGGCCGGTTTCAGCGGCCAGCCGCGCCAGCGGATAGTCGCCGGCGGCCGCGGCCACGGCCGCGAAGATAACCAACAGCTCATCAAGGGAATGCGGGCGCGGGGCGGGCCACGCCAGCGGGGGCGCGGGGGGCGGCGCCGCGGCGGGCGCGGCGGCGAAGCGCGCGGCGGATGCGATGGCGCGCGGGCTGGGGCGCGCGGCGCGGGGCGCGGGGCGTCCGCGCCGCGGGTCGCGCTGGGGTTGCGGCTGGGGGCATTGCATGGCGGCTCTCCTGCTCGGTGGACATGCCCCAAGCGATGCCGGATGCGCCGCGCGGCGAACATCGCAATTCATTGGCGCGGGGTGTCGCGCCGATGGCGGCGGGTGGGCGCGGGCGCGCAATCCGCGGGTGTCAATTGACGCGGCGCGCGCTCATTTCGCCAAGGGTGTGCGCTTGCTTGGCGCTTATGGTGAAAAACGTCCACAAGGCGAAATTATGCCGTCACTTAATGGCGATGCGCGCGGGTAGGCGGGCAACTTGCGGTTGACAGTTGGTTAACATGCGGCGTTATAGTGCCGTCGCCCGCCACGAAATGCGGGATCAAATGACACCGCGTCGCATACGCATCAACGCTCGGAAAGCGATACCAAATGTTGAATGTTACCAGCCCCGCCACCGCCGAAGCCGCCCAGGAGAACGCCGCGCACACCCAGCTTGCGCGCCGGCGCGAAGATGGCGGGCGCGTGTTCATCCTTGTGGACATTACGGGCGCAACGCTTCCGCAGGTTGCAAAGGCGGTGGAGGGCGAATACGTCGCGCAGCAGTTGGAAGATACCGGCGGCAACCGCAAGCAGGCGGCGCGGCGCGCCGGCCTTGAATACCGCACTTTTCTTAATCGCCTGCGCAACATCAACATTCGGTTCTCGGCGGTGGTCGAATGACCCGCGCCGGCGACAGGCGCACCGCGGCGCGCCGCGCGCCCTCGCGGGCGCCGGGCGATGGCCGCCGGCGGCGCGCCGCGCCGACTCTGGCCGACGCGGAACACGCGGTGCGGGTGGCGGCGACTCTGGCCGCGGCCTATCCGGGCGCCGGGTTCGATGCGGTCTTTGAAGTCGCGGAAGCCGCCCTTGCGCGCGCGCGCGCGCGCGCCGCCGCTCAGGATCGCGCCGCCGCGCTGGCCTGGGGGCCGGCCTGAACGGCCGCGCGGGCGGCGCAGCCCGACATTGACGCCGCGGCCACGGGTGACGCCCCGCGGCCGCGGTTGGTCGCGTTTGCTTGTGCGCGGGGGTCCGTTTGGCCTATTGTGGCTCCTCCACCATCCGGGAAGAGCCATGCGACCAAAGGACTTGAAGCGCCTTCGCGAAGATGTTTTTCGCGAATCTCGCCGGGAATTCGCCATCAGAACGGGGGTTTCCGAGGCCAGCCTGGGCCGCTATGAGCGCGGAGAAATGCCGATCCCGCCCTGGCTTGGCATGGTTTGCGCCGCTGCGGTGTTCAACCTGCCGCCCTTCGGGGTGTTCCCGCTCGAACTCGCGGCGGAACTGCGGCGCATCTGGACGCTGCCGCCGGAAATGCGACTCGCCGGCTTTAGGGAAGAGGGGGTAATTGAACGGATGCCCGACCCGTAGCGCGCCGCCTCGCGCGACGCGGGGCGGCGGGCGGATGCGCGAAACGGGCCGCCCGATCAAGGCGGCCCGTTCCGTCAAAGCGCAATCTTGGCGATGGCGGCCGCGCGCAGGTCCAGCGGCGGGTCGCCGTATTTCGGCCGGTCGTATTTGTGCCCCATCAATTCGATGCGCAAGCGTTCATCCACGCCGGCGGCCAAAAGCCGATCCTCGAAGGAATGGCGCAGCGAGTAAGGCACATGGGCGGGCGACTCGCGCAGGCCGTTTTCGCGCATGTATTTTCCGGCGGCGGCGGTCCACTTGTTGGCATTCATGAAGTAACGCTTCAAGCCGCCGCGCGCCACGATGCGGCGGGCGGCGTCCAGCGACACCCCCAACAGCGGCACGTCGCGGGCGCTTTGATCGTTTTTCAGGGGGTGGCCGTCGCGCGGGCGGATTCGCAGGTGCGGGATTGCGTCGCCCACCCTGAACTCTTCGCGCAGGGCGCCCACGATTTCGTCGGGGCGCGCGCCGGTGTTCACCATCACCAGCAGCACGTCGCGCGCTTCCTCGTTCAGCCCATCCAGCGCGCCGGGGGCAAGGATTCGATTGCGAATCCATCCGATGGAAAACGGGGGGCGCTTGTTCTCATTCTTCACCTTGAAGCGCAGCCCCGAGAATGGCGACTTCAAGCCCAGGTTGTGCAGGTCGCTGACGGTCTGGAACACGTCATCAATATGCGAGAACGACTTGTTGGCCGAGTCCAGGTCGAGGCCCCGCTTTGCGCAACGCTCCTGCCACCATGCGCGAAAGGCCATTGCATCCTCGCGGGTGATTTCCGCCATATCCTTGTCGCCCACGGCCGCCACGAAATACTCCACGGCGCGCTCGCGCGTGCGGCGCCACAAGGCGGCCTTGCGTTCCGACTTGCCCAGCACGCGCTCCGGGGTGGCCTTGAAGAATTCGGCCAGGGCTTCGGTCATGGTGAAGCTGGGCGCGTCCACCAGGCCCAGCATCGCGGCGGCCTCTTCTCGCGGTGCGACATGGCCCGGCCCGGCGAGACGTTCCAGCCGGGCGAACAACTCGGCCAGCATCTCGGGGCGGGCCAGGTCCGCAAAGGGTCGGTATTCATAGCCGCGGGATTCGCACAGCCTGCGGGCGGCCTCCCATCTGGCGGCGGCGTCCTGGGCGCGGCCGGCGGCGAGGGCTTCCCAATACGCCATGATCTCGGCCTCCACGGCCGGGGCGCGGGCCAGCGCCTCGCGGCGCGAGTCGGTGTGCAGGCAACGGGTGATTTTCTGGCGCGGGTCCACATGCGCGAATCGCTTCGGAACCCGTTTGACGAAGTAATATCTGCCCCTGTCGCAATAGATTCCCAC